TCCGTTTCTGGCCCTGGTCGCCGAGGGTGAGCGACGGCCTCATGACCGTCACCCTCTCGTCGAAGTCCCCTATGCGCCACACGTCTCCCATCCCTACAATCCGTAAGTCCTGTAAGGCCTGAGCAGTCGGGCGGACGCCCTCGGGAGGTTCTCGACGGTGTCCATCGGGTTGGAGAAGAGCGAGGATGCGAAGAGCAGGATGGCGTGCGTGATGTCTGCCGGGATTTGGATCATCCCGGACGAGTATGTCACGGTCACCGTCTTGCCCTCGGTTTCCTCAGGGAGAGTCAGCGTCCCGTCGAGGAGGTCAACCTCGCAGGAGGCGACCTCCACGGGAACGCCGTCAACCTCCACCCCGTCCACCGAAAGGAGCGGACGGGGAAGGCTGACTATATGGGAGAGATGGAGAGTCTCGGTGAACGAGGACCGGAGGATGACCTTCCCGATGCGGTGCTCGCACGCCTCGGTGGCGGCCAGCATCTTCCCCGTCAACTCCCCGTCAAGGTCGTCGGCGGTTATCCTCAGGTGCGACTTCAGCCTGGCGAGCAGGCGGGCCATCACGGTCGGGTCGGTCTCTCTTGTCCTCATGGCTCGGTCATTTAGGCGATGATGTCCTTGATGGCCGCGAAGCTGGCGGGCTCGGCCACGAGGACGTCGTTGTAGGCGTTGAGGACGAGGCGGATGTCACCGTACTCGGCGAGGCTGTAAGGGTCCACGACAATGTCAAGGCCCCCCCATTGTCCGACGAAGAGGTCCTCCCAGTTGCCGAAGATGGCGGCGGAGAGTCCGGTGCCGGTGCCTTTGGTGAGGTTGCTCGGGACGAGGTTGGACATCTCCACGGGATAGCCGTTGGCGACACCGTTCTCGATGAGGAAGCGGGCGGTGTTGGTCGCCCTCTCGGTGGTCTTCATGGCCCCGACGACCTTGGCGTTGGTCAGGTAGGCCAGCTTGCCCCTGTTGCCGTTGGCGGCGTTGACGGTGGTCTCGAGCTTGACGAGGTTGGCCCAGTTGAGGGCGGTGCCGTTGGCTCCAGATCCGGCCACGCTGCCGACATTGGCGTTGTTCAGGATTCCGGTGGGCTGGCTGTTGCTTCCGGTGCCGTTGATGGCGGCGTTGTCGATGAGCTGGGCGTGGGCGAAGCTGATCTTCTCGATGAGCATGCGCTCCACGTCCACGCTGGTCTGACGGGTGAGGTCGCGGCTGAAGGCCATGGCGACGAACGCCCTGTGGGGAGTCATGGTGGCCTTGGCGACGGTCGCCTTGCTGATGGAGCCCTGGGCACCCTCGGCGAGGAACCCGGCGGTGACGTCACCGACCTTGACGACGGGGAGGGTTCCCACGAGGTCGGTCAGGACGGTCGCGCCCAGCTGGGCGATGACGAGCTTGTTACGCAGGGCGTCGATGTACTTGGGAGCCATCTGCTCGATCATGTTGCCACCGTCGGCGGCTGTGGTGTAGTTCTGGCCCGCTGATGCCCTGAGAAGGGCGCTGGGAATAACAAAGCCCCTGGAGGAGAGGCCGAGCCTGTTGTACTCGTCCTTACCGGCGGCCAGGGCGTCACGCTCGATGCCGGTGAGGTTACCCTCGGCGGCCTCGCGCACGAACTTGACGAAGCTGAAGGCGTGACCCTTCTTGGCCTCTTTCTCGAAGTGGGACTCGGCCAGCCTCTGCTCGGCTGCCTCGGTCTCGTTGGCGATGTTGAGCTCGTTCATGAGAGCCCTCATCTCCTCGACACCCTTCTGGAGGGCGTCGGCGTTCTCTGCGGTGTTCTGGATGCCCTTGACTTCGGCGATCTTACCGCTGAGATCCTGTCTGATTTCTGCGATTTTTCTCATTTTGATATTGGTTTTTATAACAGCGAAGTCGCCTCCGCCACGGTTAGTTCCCTTTGTAACTCGATAGGGTCGATGCCCTCCTTCGGGGCCTCCGGCTCCTCCGGTGTCTCCGGGGCCTCGACGGTCTCCGGCTCGGCCTCCGGTGTCTCGGCGGCCTTCTCCATGAGCTCCCTCATCTCCTCCTCGGAGGAGTCCAGCCCCTTCACCCGCACGGCGTTGGGGTTGGCCGGGATGTTCACGACGCTGACCTCGAGAAGCTCCTGCCCGTCGTAGTACCAGGTAGGGCTGGCCCCCTTGCGGGACTCCTCGCCCTCTCCCCAGTGACCGTCACCGACCGGGAGGAACCCGACCGACACGGCCTTCAGGGAGCCGAAGAGGACCTTCTGGTAGACCTTCTCGGCCAGCTCGTTGATCTCCTTGGGCTCGAAGTCCACGTCGACCATGAGCCTGCCGCCCTCGACATACGCGCGGCCCTTGCCGATGACGTTGTCCGGGTTGTCGGTGTCGGCCCAGCTCCCGTATACCTTGTGCTGGTAGCCGATGACACCGTTCTTGTTGAAGCGGTCGAGATCCCAGCCGTCCTGGTTGAGGACGGTTCCGGCGCTGTCCCTCGTGGAGTCGGACGCCACGAAGGTCACCTTCCGCTCCTCGCCCTCCGCTTTGCGGATCTCGGGCGTGAATGTCCTTGTGAGCATGTTATTCATCTTTCTGCGTGTTATCGTTTCTCACTTTCCCGTCGGCGTCCACAATCCCACTATTCAAGGGGAATAGCATGTCGTCGAGCCCCTCTTTGTGCTGGAGCCCTTCCAGTTCGCGCACCTCGTTCCGGCTCATGTAGCCGTCGAGGATGGCGTTGTGGTAGAATGCTGACCTGGCGGTGGTGTCGCCCCTGAGCAGGCCGTCCAGGATGAACTTGATGTCGAACTGGCCGACCTCCCTGCCCAGGAAGAGCTTGCTCTCCATCTCCACCTCGAAGCGCTTGACGATAGGGCGCAGGGTGTACTGCACGAACTGGATCGTCTGGTGCTCGATGTTGCTGAAGGTGGCGTGCGAGAGCTCGCCTATCATGTGCGGGGGGATGTTCAGGATGCGGGCTATGTCCTGGAGGCTCATCGTCTCGGACTGCACCAGTTGGGCCGCCACCGGGTTCACCGACAGCTGCTTGTACTTGATGCCGTACTCCAGGAGCGGCGTCTCGTAGTTGCTCGATGACGCCTTGAAGTGGGTCATGAAGCGCTCGTAGTCCTCGTCGCCCATCTCGCCGTCGGTCTCCATGACCGCACGGATGTTGCCCCCCTTCTCGTAGAACTCGGCCCCGAAGTCCTCGGTCGCCTTGCTCTTGCCCAGGGCGAGGGAGTTGTAAAGCACGGGGTCGATGCCGGTCAGCCCGTCAAGGGTCACCAGCATGAAGTGGAGCATGTCGTCGTCCCTGTGGATGCCGTCGAGCCAGTCCCTCCCGGTGTCGCTGACCTTGTACATCTTCTTCCCCTCCACGAGCGTCACCTGGACGCAGGACGGGTGGATCTGATGCAGGGCCGACGGCCTCCCGTCCAGTCCACGCCTGATGTAGGCGTAGGCGTTGCCCCATCCCTCGAGCCAGGTGGACATGACGTTCCAGAAGTCGAAGGCGTTGGTGTAGGCGTTGGGCCTGACGTTGATGAGTGAGAGTATGCCGTTGTCGGCGGCATTGACGGGGCCGTCAGCCGTGTAGCGCCTGACCGCCTTGGGGAGCGCCGCTATGTTCTCTGATATGAGACGGATTCCGGCGTAGAAGGCCGTGATCTTGAGGGCGGTGTCGTGGTCGACCATCCTCCCCTTCCCGGGGAACACGACCGACATGTCGCTCGGGCCGGTGATAATACCGCGCCTGCGCGACATCAACCTGCCAAGTTTAGTGAAAAGCGCCATACGGTGAACGGATTAAGTCCACCGCAAATAAAATGATAGATTACTTGTTAAGTTGGTAATTTTTTACCAAAGTGTGCCAAATCTCGGCACATCCTTCCTAATCCCTGCCGAGGAACTCTTTCGAGTGCCTGAAGGCGTTGTAAGACGGGAAGGCGAACTCGTCGAAGTTGTCGTAGTAGATCCCGTTGAGATGGTCGAAGACCTGGCGCCTGGAGACCGTCTGGTCCTCCCTCCGCCACGCCGCCAGCACCCGCCAGAACTCTCGCACGAAGGCCTTGCGGGTCACGATGTCGTATGGGTTGACGCTTATCATATAGTCCGTAATGAGTGGGATGAGTAGATCACTTTCTTCCTCTGGCCCTCCTGGTTGAGCCAGCTGCCTGTGGCGTCAACGAGGGCGGAGACACCGTCGATCCTGTTCCGGCTCCTCGCCTTGTCCGGACGGATGTTCAGGTTCGGGTCGACGTATGGCACCACGTTCCTGAACATCCACCGGATCACCGGGTTCCCCAAGAAATTGAGCCGGTGTTGCAGGACTTCCGTCTCCACCCATTTCATGGGGACGGACAGGTAGCGCAGGCTCTGCTGGTAGGCCATGAGCATGCTCTCGTACTTCCGGAGCTTCGGGACTATGTTCCACATGGCCCAGGGGTCGTAGGCGACGCATTTAACCCTGTAAGGCTCCAGCTCCCTGATGAGCAGGTCAACGAACCAGTCCTCGTCCAGCACCTTACCGGGGGTGACGGTCAGCCAGCCCTGGTCCCGCCAGAGCCGGTAGTCCACCCTGTCCTCCTGCTCAGTCACCTTCGCCTCCGGCACTACGAAGAGGAAGCGGGCCACCTTGAACTTCGGGAAGAAGAGGCAAACAGCGGAGATGTCGGACTTGGAGGCGAGGTCGAGACCGACATAGACCTCCTCGTCCCTCAGACGCTCAAGGTCGAAGGGAGCGTTGTTCTCCTTCACGTCGTCATCCGAGATCCACACGTCCGGGGCGTTCACCCACATGTTCAGGTTCTTCGTCTGGAAGGCCACCATGTAGGTGCCACCCCGCATCCTCGCCTCCTCGCACTCCGCGCGCATGTAGTCCCAGGATAGGGAGACACCGAGGTTCGGGTTGACCTTCGCCCAGGTGGCGGGATCGTCCCAGCGGTCGCCATCGTCAGGGCAGAAGAGCATGAGGAAGTGGTTGTCCTTCTCCTTGATCCCCCGCATTATGTCCTTGTAGACCTCTATGTCCGAGAAGTAGGGGTTATTGGTATCGGTGCCGGCTGTGGAGATGGACAGTAGCATAGGCTGGCTTCTGGCTCCCATGCCCGTCTTGATCACGTCGTAGATCTCGGTGGAGGGCCACGCGTGACGCTCGTCGCAGATGGCGGCGAAGATGTTGAGTCCGTCCTTGTTCTTGGTGTCCTTGCTCAGGGGCTTGAACACCCCGGCGTTGCCCGGTGACCTCATGCCCCACTGGTAGGGCTTGGTGTCGTCAGCGAAGATGGACCGCCTTATGAGCTCGGCGCTGGCGTCGTAGCAGAGTCTCGCCTGCGCCTGGTCGACGGCGGCGGTGTAGACCTCCGGCCCCGCCTCACCGTCCTTCAGCAGGAAGTAGGCGGCGAAGATGGCGGCGAGGAAGGTCTTGCCGTTCTTCCTCGGGACGTAGATGTCGGCGTAGTTGTACTTCCTCAGACCGGTCGCCCTCCGCTTCAGCCCGATCACGTTGGCCATGATGAAGAGCTGCCAGTCCTCCGGCTCGAAACGGCTCCCCGCGAGCGGCCCCTTGTAGTGTTTGAACTCACGGGCGAAACGGACGAAGCGGTTGAAGGCTTTCTCGTCAAAGAAGAGATCATCCCGCTCCAGATCCGAGCGCCACCTCTCTATCGCCTTCCTGACCATGAGACACGTCGGCAGCTCGCCCGATAGCGACCTGTCGCACCACGTCCGGACTCTCTCGATGTTAGTCTTCCCGCTCATCCCACGCCTCCGATGCCGTCTTGATCCTCTCCTCGTCCTTGATGCGCTTCCTTCCCGTCGGGGTGAGACCAAGAAGGGCCGCCGTCTTCTCCATAGCGGTCTGAGCCTTCTGGAGAATGTCGACCGCCGGGTTCTGCTTCGTCTTCACCCCGTGATACTTGTCCTCCTCGGACAGCATGATCCCGTTCTTGTCCAGCTCCTTCGACGCCAGACGGGCCAGCACCACGTTCCTGGAATATGAGGCAATGATGCTCACGTCAGTCGGCCGGAAAAGGCCGCGGGCGTCCAGATCATCGATCACCTGGCGGAAGATCCGGCGCTGGCTGTCACTGAGCGACCGGAAGTCACCGCTGTTGAACACTCTTTGTTTGCATTCAGTAGTCATATCGTTTTTTATCCTTAGGATTCACTTTTTGCGGGAGCGAGAC